CACCAATGTTTGATCCACCACCGCCACCACCACGGTGTCCAGCACTAGCATTTTGTCCACTACGACCAGAAAAACCTCCAGTTGTTCCGCCGCCACCAATACCACGACCAGCAGAATAATATCCAGAATATCCAGTATCAGCTAATCTACCAGCTCCACCTCCACCACCAACAATAACAGTATATCTACCTAATCCAGAATCATAAACACCAGAGGCACCTCCACCTCCGCCGCCTGATCTATATCCCTGTCCACCAGAAGCAATAGGTGACCATCCACCAGAACCTCCAGGTATGTTACCATCATACTTCGTAGAACCTTTAGATCCAAGGTAAAAGGTTAATCTATAATCAGTTGTCCTTGTTTTTAATCTAAAATCTCCAGCTCTACCAAATCCCCCTCTAACATATCCCCAGCTTGGATTAGCAGAATCACCGCCGCCAGCAGCCGCAATAGTAAATCTAACATTAGTAGAATATGCTGGTACAGTTACACTATACGTTCCAGGACTATAGGATGAATACTGCGGCATCAGATTTGCCTCACATCTTGCCAATTATCATTATTATCTATATCAACTTGAATTGGATAATCAGATTTTATTTCTACGGGAATATCAATATCATCAACTACAATTTGTTGTGTTGTAACTTCAACGTCAGGCGTCACAACAGGTTCCTCATTTTTAAAAGTATCATCCGACTCTGGAATGTCTACAGTATTTGGTAACTGGTCAATGATAATTGGAACACTTATTGTATCACTTGCCGTTAAAGACCCGAACCCATCCACCGTAAACAATATTTCTACACTTTCTGGTCCCAGAGGAAGAGGTAATGTATCATCATATGCAATACTTACATCATATGCTTGAATGTTTATTTCATCTCCTGTACTATTAGGAAGAGTCACAGAACTTTGAGCAGCAGATGTGCCATCAGTAAAGTAATACGTCGCGACGTAACTTATTCCACCTTCAGAATTAGTGGCTTCTATACTTACAGGTATATCTTGCCCCCAAAGCACATTTATAGGACCAGAAACACTTATGGTTGGTGGCTGTAATACAGTAATTTCAAGGTCAGCAGAACCTGTTCCCCCAAGTCCAGATGCAACACCAGTATATACTGTAGTTACCGATGGTGATACTTGTGTAGTGCCAGTTAAGTTTGATTGCCCTATACCAGGACTTATCGAAAATGTACTTGCATCGCCAGTAACAGTCCAACTAATATTAGAGTTGTTACCTCTTATAATAGTAGTATTATCAGCAGTAAAATTCACAACAGGTTTTTGATAAACATATACAGTAACACTGTCAGTTCTAGTATATGCTGGGTTTGATACTGTCAATCTAAAAACAGAACTTTCTGTTGGTGTTACAATAAATGGACTACCCTGATTTCTATTTACTTGACCATAACTTTGGACAAGATTATTCGAGAGATCTAGCCTATCTAAAATTTCTGATGTGCTTTCTCCACCACCAGTTGACCACGTTAAACCTACAGTGCCATCACTACCATCAGAACCATCTGCTCTAAAAGATAATGGATTTGCCGTAATACTAGGAGTTGGTGGATCATATGTACATACACTGATGTAAACAGCACCACCTTGACCCATTCTACACGAACCAGTACCACCCTGCAATCCACCAGAACCAACAGTCCAACTTACATATTGACCAGGAATAGCTCCGCTACTGCCCCTCGCTACTGTTGATCTTGAGGCACCGCCGCCTCCGCCGCCATAAGATTGAGTGGAAGGTCTCCACTGTCCAGCCCCACCTAGCCCATAAGGTCCATATCCAGATCTAGCGCGAGAAGTATTTCCTCCAGAGCTATTGTAGAATCCTCTCTGACCATAAGCATAATTACCATATCCACCGCTACCACCAGAATATAGTTGTCCTGGTCCGCCACCACCAGCATATGGTCCACCAGCGGAATAGTAAGTAGCTCCACCAGAAGTGGGAGATCTACCAAAAGTATATCCTACATTAGGGCGAGCTCCACCGCCTCCACCACCAACAGAAAAATAACAAATACATTTTGTGGCGGTTGGAACATAATATCCTGTACTACTAGTGCGGATATAGCATAAACGTCCCATATCTTAAAACTTGATAATGTAATGGACTAGAATAAACGGTGTAACTACTTGATTCAATAGATCTAAATCTTCAATGTCAACATCCACATAAGATGACATATCATCAATTTGAAGATCTGTATTTGGGTAAGAATATGAAAAATTACTCGTGTAATTGTATGGTCTTGTAATGGTGTGATCGTGAGTTGTTGATCCAGGATCTTGCACATTTAAAGATGTTTCTTCTAAAGAGTTACCAGCAGAAGCATTTGCGCTATTTGCATCACCACCTTTACCTTGACCACTAATATCATGCTGTCCTGTATAATTCAGTCTAATAAAACCAGTATCTCCACCTACATTATGGTAGTGACCTTGGAACTCGTCGATAGCTAGAGAGTATGGACTGGTATCTCTAGAAAGATTGTATTTTGGGACACCGTTAAAAGCAGCATTATCACCACTGATCTGCATATTTCCAATATAATTAACCACTGCTCTATCACCAATGTTAGATTGCGGAACTACTTCTACACCAACTTTGCTTCTACCAGGATCGTTTTCCATGACAGTAGAAAAATATTCACCAGATCCTCGACTACCAATAATTACTTTAGATCCCAAATCTGGTAGCTGAAACTGTCCTAAATCATTGGTTTCTGCGTCCGCATTTCTCACATTAGTATCAGGTTTTTTAAACCTAGACTCATCGCCAATACCAAGAATTTGAGCCAAGAGATAGTAATCTTTAGCGTTCTGAACAGTGCCATCACATTTCAAAAACCCCGCTGGTAAATTTTCTTTAAACACAGCAGTTGTAGGATCATTGTTAAACCCCAAACCAGGAACAGTATGAATCTGAATGGTTCCAGGAATACCACCCCAATATGATTTTTGTCTTGCGTAATTATTTCTTACTACCATTTTAGTATGCCCTGATAATGTATATAGAGGTTACTCTTGGTTGTTCTACATTAAAATCAATCTGTAACGCATTCCTATTTGCAGTATTGTCTAGGTTTACAGTGAATGGTAAGTTTACGTCAGCAGTGATATTACTTTGTGGTCTCATTCTAGTAGAGTCAAATGCAACATCAAATTCATCATGAGTATGTGCGAAAATCTGATCGTCAGCTGTCTCTGCAGTAAAGCTACGACCAGGATTACTTAATAAAGTATCACGAACAGTTGGATCAGATGTTGTGTAGTAATTAGTAAATCCATCGGGAAGACCAACTGTATTGCCGCCTACACCAAAAGGTACAGATCCAGAAATATATTGACCATCAGGATTATCTGGAGTATTGAGAAAGTTTCTTGTTAAAGGAGATTTTGTAAGACTGTTTGCTTTCAAGTTGATCGGTGGTTGCTCCGAAGCAACCTTTCCCATGACTTTACCAGCAGAACCTTGACCAAATCCGTTCTCAATATCATCACCAGGACCAGGCCACTCTAAAGTGTAAAGGTCTTGGGAGGGACCAGATCCCGTTGAATATCCAGAAGCACCAATGATACCACCAACAACATCAGATGTTTCACTATCAAACGTGACAGAAACATTGGATTCTCCATTGCCAGTTTCTTGGGGCGAGTCTCCACGATATGAGATGTCTGATGTCCAACCAAAGTAGAATGTATCACCACCATCTTCATTATTACCGTCGTTATCAACACCTTGTGCAAAAATCTGGTAAGAGATGTCTCCATATGGAACAACACCATCTCCAGGTGAAGTAATAGATGCATTATCAATAGTCTCAATAGTTCCACTATGATTATGTCTTTTGATGTGTGCTCTACCTAGTTTTCTAGGTCCAATATACATCGTCTGAAAAGCATCGCCGTTAATTAAAGTATTACCCTTAATTCTACCAACATATCCAGTTCTATCGTCATCAGCAATAGCAAAGACTAAATCAACATAAACATTAGTAAAAATAGTAGTGACACCATTATCTTCATTTGTACCAATCAGAGGAGATAGCAGCGTCAATGCCTGTACGTCTAAATCTGCGGAACGACCAGTTCCTCCAGAGGCACGATCAGCGAAATATGATGTCTCAATATCCATCAATGTCTTCCCATTCAAGTTAGGAAGTTTGATGTTTCCACCATAGTTAGGAAAAGAATTAGCACCAGTTCCAACAAAGTTACTGTTGCCTGCATTGTAAGTATCACCAATCGCCTGTGCTAACAGAGGAAATTCGTTAGCAGCAACACTCTGACCGTCACAAATAAGCCACCCAGCGGGGATTTGAGTCAATCCCCCTGTCCACGGCATAATGGTGCCGATAGCGGCACCTTTTGCCGTCTTAATCTCTTGATAGAAGGGCATTTATTAGACCTCGATTAGATACCAACCATCTTTACCAGCAGGAACTGCAGTATCACCATTTGGATCTGCTGTACCAGCATATACAAGTGCGAATCCTGCATATGGAGTTTGAACAATAAGTTCACCACCGTTGTAACCATTAATAGCACCTTGTCCTACACCCGATAGCATTGCTAAACCAGTATTCTCCGTAGAGTTCTGAACCGCAACGCCAGTTTCTGCTCTAATAACCAGTGAACGGTTATAAGTTAGGGTTCCACCAATATCTATAATGCGAATCATATCGCCAATTAGAGGATTGGGTGGTAGTTTAGCAACAGTATTCTGCGTTACGTTGAGGAAGTAGTTGACGTTGGCTTCAAGATCAACCTCAAATCCATCTTCGTATTCCCACTTACGTCCGCCAGTTTGTGAGAAGTAGTTCTCAATACCAGCGATCTTAACAGCACCATCATCATCAACACCGAAGATTTCAGAACCATTAGAGTTGATCGTCAAATCTCCACCGTTAATCGTAACATCTCCAGCAACTGAAAGTGATCCACCAAATGTGCTCGTACCAGTTCCCAGAGCAGAGAATGAACCATAAGTGGTAAAGTCACCAGAAGAATTATCAAATGTGAGTCGTGGTGTAGTTCCATCAGTTCCGAAGATATTGATGTTACCACCATTCATTGTCAGATCACCAGTTGCAGTATCAATCTGGAATGTGGTTCTGAATGGAACAGCGACAGTTACGCCATCAGAGAGGTAAGAAGGACCACCATTTGTAATAGTGAAGAACTCTTGACCTTCGATAGTAGAACCGTTGATGGTAAGTGTGTTTTCGGTGGTAAGTGTACCAGCAATATCAGTGTTACCAGTAGTTCCTTGAACAACCAGTTTATTAAATCCTTGACCGAAGTTCAGATCACCACTGCCGAATGTATTGCCAGTTGTAGACTCGATCTTAAAGTTGACAGATTCTGGATCACCGCCGTCAGTGACAATGAATGACTGAATATCAGTAGAGGTTAGTTCAACAACCTTAACGATTTCCTGATTAGTTAGAAGTAGGTAATCATTTGTAGTTAGAACTCCACCAAATTCAGCAACACCAATACGAACATTAGCAGTTCCAGCAAGTAGACCAGATGCACTCTGTAGTCTTACTTCAGCAGCTGGTGCCTGATCAGACCAAAGATATTCATTTGCTCCAAGTGCAGTAGTAATCTGAACCTCAACAGTATTAGAAGATCCAACAATAGATGCTTGTACAGGCCAATCACCATTCAGTTCACTGACGTTAGTGCCAGAAATTCTGATGAACTCACCGTAATCAATATTGAGTGAATCGTTCGTCTCACTCTGCCAGTGGATTGTGACGATGTTTGTACCATCAGATACAATCTTTTGAACCTGGGAATCAGTGATGAGGACACTAGATACAGGATCGAGTTCACCATTTTCATCAAAGTCAAATCCAGTAATGTAAGAAGCAGCAACCTGC